TTATGGGGCGATCAGCCCGTGCGCGCGTAGCGCGGAAAGCGCCGCGGAGAGCGCCCCGCGTGCCTCCGCATCGATCAGCGGGCCGCCCGCCGGATCCGCAATCGCGGGCTGTCGTGCGCCCAGCACGCGCATCTCGCCGATCAGCACGCCGGTCGCGCGAACTTCACCGATGACCCAGTCTGCGCCGGTGTATCGCGCCGTCATGCCGTCACTCCCGCGGACCACCGTCATCCCGGTGCGCGGCGCAATGAACCGCCAACCGCCCGCCGTCCAACCGGCCAGCGAACCGGCCCGACCTGCCCAGGCTTCGACCGGGTTGGTTCCGATGATCCAGCACGCTCCTTCGCCCGGCTCCTTTGGCGGCGTGTCGAGCCCGATCGCCACCACCACCGGTTGCACCGCCATGTCGAGCAGCGCCAGCGCTTCATTGTGGTCGACTTCCTTCTGCGCCTGGCCCGCATGAAGCAGCGGCAGGTTCAGCCGCGCGGTGTTGTCCCCGTTCATCTCTAATCCCCTCCCATTGCCAGTGTGGCCGCCGGCGACAGGCCGTGGCTCCCGATCTGCCGCACCGCGATCGCCATCGGCGTGTCTTCGCCGGCGTTGAACGTGATCGCAGCGCGCGGCTCCGCTGTTTCGATCAACTGCGTGCCCGCCGCCGACGTGATCGTCACGCGATACGCTTCGCGCTCCTCGCCAAGCGCTGCATCCACCCCGTCGCGCCACCGCCAGTCCATGCGGCTTCGCCGTCGCCAGCCAAGCGTCAGCACGCCGTCAGCAACCCGGCAGAGCAGCCGCACGGGCGCTGGCGGCAGCACCGAAGCGCCGGTGAGAACAACGTCGGCCTCCACCGGCGCCGGATCGCCCACGCCGCTCGCCATAATGCGTATCCTGCTGCCGATCTCCGCATCCACGGCCAGCGCCAACGCACTGTCACCATCCAGCAACACGAAGCGTGTTCCGGCGGCATTCGGCAGCGCCGCCGATCCCCGCCGGCCGCGCCACAATCGCGTCAACCGCCAGGCCGCGCCGCCAAGCGGCTCCGCCGCGCCGAACTGCAGTAACTCGTCCCCGACCAGCGCCAGATTGGCCCCGCGATCCAGTGCGCCGGCATCGGCATTGGCGAGCATCATTCCCTCGTGCGCCAGCACCACGTGGATGGCATTGCGCATGTCGGCCAAGGTCGTCGGCCCCGCCGCGAGCGGCGCGGCGAGCGTCCCGACAATCCCCGGCGCGGCGGTGCCGCCCGCTGGCACCCAGCTGTTTCCATCGTCCACGCTGTACTGCAACGCCGCTCGGCGCCAGCCCGCCGCCGTCCCGGCGGCCACGATCGTCACGCGCGGCAGCCCCGATCCGTCCTCGATCAGCGCCGGCGTCTCGAACGCATGGACGATCGTCCCGCCGCTCGGGGCGTCGGGCGGCCGAAGCACGCGTCCGGGTGAAGCTCGCGCAGCCAGCGTCGGCGGCGCCAGCGCCACCATGTCGATCGTGACGCCGAACCGCTCGATCGACACCGCGCTCACCCGCCACGCGCCGCCCTCGCCATCGATCGACACCACCATGCCGGGCACCACGTCGATCGCCGTCGCATCCGCGCTGATCCGCCGTGTCGTACGCCCCGCCTCGGCCCGCGTCAGCATCGCCGTCGCCGTCGCCTTCGCCCCGTCGGCCGACAGCGCCGCCGGCAGCTCGACCGCCAGTGCAGCACCGTCCGTGCCGGGCCGAGCCGCCCGCTGCACCCCCGTCTGCCAGTCCCGCTCCGGATCGTAATGGCTCACCACCAACGATCGGGGCACGCGCGCCGCCGGTGCAATCCGCCGCATCCGCCCCTCGTCCCGCAAGGTACGCGTCGGCGTCGCATCGGCCAGCATCGCCAGCCCGCCCGCAACCGGCGCGAACCACGCGCCCGACACCTCCGCCAGCGTCTCGATCACCCCGCGCGCGCTGTCGCCATAAGCGGAAAACCCCGCCAGCGGCATCGCCGGCCCCGCCCCCACCAGCACGCGATCCGCAATCTCGCGCGCGATCAAGCCCACCAGCACCGCGTCGTCGTCGGCGATCACCTCGAAGGTCAGCGAGGGGATGCGATTGCCGAACGTTTCCAGCGGCAGATCCTCGAACACCGCATAAGCGACGCCGCGATGGGCCGGCGCCAGCCCGACCCCCTCAACACTGGCGATCAGCGGATCGACCGCCTGATCCTCGCCGCCCAGGTGCAGGCGGAACCCGGTGGCAACCTTCCAATCCCCCGCCGCCCCGCGCAGCAGATTGCCGTCCGCCCAGATCCGCCCCACCCCCCGGATCACCCGCGCCGACAGTGCCACGGCGAAGCTCGCCGAATAGGCATAGGTGGTGATGTTCGGCTGCCCCTTGCCGCCGCCCTGCCGGCCGCGATGCTCGACAAGGTCGGTCGCCCAGATCACTTGCCCCGCCACCCGCATCCGCCCGAACAGGCGCGGGATCGGTTGGCCATAGCGCGAGGTCTGCACCGCGAGTTCGGTCAGCCGCGGCCCTTGCCGCCCCTTGGGCTTGAACAGCACATTGCGGTCGACCGCCTGCCCGGCCAGCCCACCCAGCGCGGCGCCGATCGGCCCGCCGACCAGCCCGCCCACCGTCGTCAGCACCAATGTCGCCATCAGCTATCTCCCAACCGCCACGCCGCAACGAGCGGCCACGGCAAAGCCCCCGGCCGCTCCACCACCCGCCGCAGCCCCGCATCGGCATGAACCAGGCCCAGCGCCGTACGCACGCCCAGGTGCAGCTGCCCCGGTCCCACCCGGCACAGCAGTACGTCGCCCGGCAGCGCCCCATCCGCCGCCGCCAGCCCGCCCCAGCATTTCCGATACGCCGTCGCGCTCCCGCAGCGCAGCGCGTAACCGCCCGGCACCGGCCCCTCATGCCCGCCCGCTCGCAGCGCCAGAGCCACCACGCCGACGCAATCGAGCCCGCTCGCCGGATCGCGCCCGTGCAACCGGAAGGGGGCGCCGACCACGCCCATCGCCGCCGCCGCGACGCGCTCACCGCGCGTCATGCGCCGGGATAGCGCGTCAGCAAGTCCATCCCCGGCAAATACGGCTCGCCACGAAAGTTCACCGCATTGCCGAACCGCGCCGCGCAGGTCGCGATCGACTTGTCGCAGCCCTCGCGCACCCGCACGAGCGTCCCCGGCGCCACCGCCAGCCCCGGCGGCGCCCGCAACGTCACGCTCGCGCCAGCGGACACCGCAATCGCCGCCTCCAGTCCGCACGCCGCCCCGCCCATCCAGCGCAGCACGCCCCCGCCATAAGCGTCGGCAACCGGCTCAGGGGTATCGAGCGTCACCACCGCGCCCTCCACCGCCACCACCCGCGCGAAACGCTCCCGCCCCGCCATCGGCACGCGGCAGCGCCGGTCGCCCAGGGTCGCGCGACACTCTGCGCTGGTCTCTTCCGTCACCGCGCGCTCCAGCGCCGCCGCCGGCCCGCGCAGCTCCGCGGTGAAGCCGTTCTCGTCAATCTCGACCGCGCCGATCGTCCCCTCGCTCAGCACGATCGGCGCCCCGCCTTGCCAGTCGACCGCCGTCACCGTCACCCGCGCGCCGTCCCAGCGCCCGGCAATCAGATCAACCTCGGTCACCGCGCTCGCGGTCAGCGCCCCCGCCGCTTCGCTCGCCGCCGGATCCAGCCCGTCCCCCCGCTCGATCGCCGCCGGCGTCATCCCCGGCGCGGCGCGATACAGCCGCCCCTCCACCGTCAGATCGCGATCATGATCGGTCAGCCCGATCCACAATCCATCGCGCCGTTCCAGCGTCCACAGCAGCGCCAGCGTTGTCACCCGGTCGCTCATGCTTCCAGCACCTCGACCAGCGGCACGCTCGCCGCCGCGCCGGCCAGAAACGTCGCCCGAGCCACGCTCAGCCGATCCTCCGCGAACCGCACCGGCACGTCGAAGTCGAAACTCGCGCTTACCACCACGCCTGTCGCGGGTGCCGCATCCAGCACCACGGTTCCCGCCGGCTCCAGCGCAAAGCCCTGCGTCGCGACCCCGTCCAGCGTCACCCGAACACTGCCCGCGACCGGCCGCGTGATCCGCCGCTCAGCGCCACCGTAATGTTTCACCAGCGGGAACCGGCGCGTCACGCCGTCGCCCGTCCCGATCACCTCGTCCGCCCCCTCGGCGTCGAACGGATCGCGCAGCCGGAACCCGCGCGCCGGCCCCATCCGCGCGCGAAAGAACGCCAGCAGCGCCGCAACGTCCGCCTCGCTGCGCACCCCAGGTCCGACGTCGTAGCGAGTCCGCGCCCCCGCCCAGCTCGCGTTGCGGCTCTCGCGCCCGCCCGCGCTCGTCACCACCGCGGTGGAGAATTCGGGCATCACCTCCGCCTCCGCGCCAAGCTCCAGCGGAAACAGCACGTCGTCGAACGCCTCCACCGCATCCTCCCCGTCCCAATAGAGAAACCCGTCGCGCAGCACCTGCGGCAGCGCCCAGACATGCACGCCGCGCACCCCGCGCGCCCGCGCGACTTCCGCCGTCGCAGCGATCAGCGGCCAATGCGCCGCCCCATCCTCCGCCCGCAGCACGAAGCCCGAGAAATAATCCTGCCGTTCCACCGGATAGCCCAGCCGCGCTTCAGCCAGCGCCACGCCATCGCGCGTCGAGGCGCTATCCCCCGCCGTGACCCAGTCGTAATCTTCCAGCTGGAGCACATCGAAAGCCGGGCTCGCCCAGCCGATCGGCAGGTTCATCCGCTTCGCCTCGGGCGCCCGCGCGTCGAGCACGGTCGGCAGAAAGGCGAGCAGCAACGTCTCGCACGCCGGATGATCCGCCCGCACCGCCGCGCACAGCGCCGCAGTGGACGCCGCCAGCACCGCCCCCGCCGCATCCAGCGTATCGCGCTGCGCCGCCGACAGCGCGCCATGCACGCTCGGCACTGCCACCGGATCGAACGCCGCCACCGCCGCCGCGTCGTAGATGCACGGCCGCCCGTCGCCCATCACCCACCACCACGGCTCGCCGACCTGGAACTTCGGCGCGAGCCCCGCCGCCACCCCGATCGCGACGAACGCCCGCGCCACCGCCTGAAGATACGCCATCGCCTGCGCATTCGCCGGCGACAGCAAGGTCGATGGCGGCACCCACCCGGTCAGCGCCGGCGAACCATCCGCCGCGCGCTGCTTCCAACCTTGCGGGCAATGCGCATCGAACAATTCGTAGGACAGCGACCAGATCAGGTCATACCCAAGCGCCGCCGCCTCTTCGGCAAACGACCGGTGCCACGCGGCACAAGGCGCGTTCAGCGCGCCCGTCACCATCAACCCACCGTTGAGCCGGAAATAGTGGCTCATCCCGACATAATGGACGATCGCCCCGCGATACCCGAGATGCAGCACATTGCGCAGCAACCTGGCCGGCGTCAGATGATAGCTGTCGTCGTAGCCGCCCGCGATCCGCAGGCCATGCTCCGGCAGCACCGCATCGCCGATGCCGATCACCGATCCCGGCCCCTCGCACCGGATCCCGCTCAGCTCCGCCCAGCCTTCCGCCGGCGCATCGAGTATCGCATCGCTCTCGTCGTAACCGGGCGCGACCAACGAGACGAACATCCGGTCGACATCCCCCGCCCACACCGGATCCGCGTCCGCCGGCAACGCAAACCCGCCGATCACGCTGGCAAAGTCGATCGACACCACCGCATCCTCCGGCGTGCCCACCGCATAATTCCACAACCGCACATGCCACACCCGCGCCGCGCCGGTCGCGTCACGCCCCTCGATCGTCAGCACCGGCCCATGCGTCTCGTCGAGCCGCCGCAGCCCCTGCGACCGCCACCGAAACGACAGCCGGCAATCGCGAAAGTCGCGCACCGTCTCATACGCCAGCAGCGGATGGTCATGCCGATCCTCCGCCTCCCAGATCAGCCCCGCCAGATCGTCGCGGCGGTAAAACACCGCATCCACCCGCAGCGCATCGGGCGCGACCGTCGTCACCGAAGCCATCATCGGCCGAGGAAAATTGACCGTCCAGAAGCGCGGATCGAACCGCGAGATCACGCCCTCGACATGATGCGGCCGCCGTGCCGCCATCAGACAATGGCCCATGTCAGTCCTCCACCCCCGCCAGCGCCGCCTTCACCGCACGCGCCACCTGCCGGCTCGATCGTGCCAGCGCCGCCGGCGCCGCCTCCGCGCTCGCATTGACGGCGATGCTCACCCGAACGTCGCGGCTCCCCCGCCCCGCCGGCGTCGGCAACACCGTCCCCGCAGCGGTCGGCACGAACAGCTCCGGCCCGCGCTCCCCCACCCAGAA